TGCGGTATCTCTGAATGATCAGTGTCGACTATGTTACTCTCTGGATGTGCAAAGTCAACAGTAAATAAATATTTTCCTGCGTGCCATTTTTTATCTTTTCCTATATACTTACCGGCTTGTCCGTCTAAGATGTCCCAAGAAGTAATAGCAGGATAATAACTAAAACAATTCCAAAGCTGAAGCTCATCAAGTCTACGTTGAGGAACATCCTCAACCTTAAATCCACGTTGTATAAAAGCTGTGATAGGTAGTCTATAAAAGATTGCACCGTTCTCCATAATCGCGTGCCAAAGTATTGACTTGCCTGTAATTGACGAAATGCCAAAGACAATACAATCCTCAACTTCTCCATGATGAGCTTTAAGATCATATAAATATTCTCTTCTGATTTGTGCGTATGTTACTGGTATATTAGCATTTAAATACGCCATAGGACATTATATTATAACTGCCCCTATGATAAGGCCTGCAACAAAACAAACGATTTCTCTTCTGTTATGTAATTGCCATACCATAAATTTATCTACATATTTTTTAACCATGTTTCCTCCTAGTGTATGTCTCCCCAGTTTTTACCGGACTCATAGTCTACCTTGTTAGGTATCTCTAAGTCAACTGCTGATTCCATAACTTCTTTAATTACTTTAGCTTGTTTATCATTTTCTACAGAAATATCTAGTTCATCATGTATTTGTATGTGAGGTATAATTCCTTCTTTATACAAGTCTAACATAGATTTTTTAGTCATGTCTGCAGCTGATCCTTGTATTAATTTATTTAATGCTTTGTATGTATATGCACGTTTAATACCTGGACCATGTTCTTGCACTGCTTGTTCAAATGGTAAAGCTTTGTGCATACCAAAACTATTTGGTTCCCATAAATGGAAACGACAAAGTCTACCAAGTAATGTGCGTATCTGTCCTCGTTGTTGTGCTCTGTTAGATACACTTTTCATTAATGTCCTAACAAAAGGTACTCTGTTATGGTAAACAGAAAATAAATCTTCTGCCTTATCTTTAGATACACCAAGCTCTGCTTGTAGTTTAGCTTTACCCATACCATAAAATAAACCTAGGTTAATTGTTTTTGCTTGATCTCTCGGTATCTGTGCCATCTTTGCAACGATAGTATGAAAGTCTGCATCTCCTTCGTTGTATGCATCTTTAACATTAAAAACACTAGAGTCTTGATCTAAGGATGCATAGTGCACTACAAGTCTTGGTTCTTGTTGACTGTAGTCAAAGCATCCCCACTCGCAACCCGACTCAGGTATAAAGAGGGATCTGATCAAAGGACCTAAGTCTTTGTTGCGCGCAGGAATTTGTTGTAGATTAGGATTGGAATAAGAAAATCTTCCGGTTACTGTTCCTCCACTGTCAGATCTAATTTGATTTATATCTGCGTGTATTCTACCTTTATGTTCGTATTTAATAATTGTGTCTATAAATGTTGTATGTGCCTTGTTAATCTCTCTAGCTTTTGCTATACACTTAACTAAAGGATGTTTATGAGAAGAAAGAAAATTTTTAGTAAATGATGGAGAATTTGTTTTTTCGGTTCGGTCATATGGTAGGGACAGTTTTTGAAAAACTTTCTCAATACTGCGTGCTGCCCATATTTGAACGTCTACTTGTGTTTCTTTTTTTATTTTTTGTAATAGTTCTTTTTCTTCTCCAGCTAATTGTTGTTTCAATTTGTGAGCTCCTTCTACGTCTACACGTACTCCTAAAAAACGCATATCGACTAAGCAAGGAAAAAGTTCTGTCTCTAATTTAAAAATAGACCCTAGATCCTGGTCACTTATTTCTTTTTGCATAACTCTCCACAAAGCTAACGTTAATTCTGCATCACGTTCAGCATAATTACCAACATACATTGCTGGCATCTTCCACATGTCTGCTTTAGGATCAAGTCCCCATTCTTTTGCAGCTGCAACTAATTCTGTTTCGTTTTTACCTCGACCACAATAATCCCAACCTAAAGATCCAAGATCATATCTAAATCTATTTTCATTAACAAGTGATGCTGCAATCATAGTGTCATAAAGATTTCCATTTAATTTTATTCCCATTGCACGAATCCAACACACATCATACATTGCATTGTGAAAAATTTTATCTGCAGAAGATTCACAAATGCTCTTAAACCATTGTAAAACCTTGCTTTTTTCAAGGTTACCTCCGCCTTCGTGATCGAAAGGAAAGTATCCTGAGTAGCCATCAACAGCAATTGCTATGCCAACAACTTTACCCCTACCAACAATAGAACCTGTTCCTAAACTTTTTAAATCTGGATCATGTGTTTCTAAATCAATAGCAATTGTATCTGCTTGTCTTAAGTCTGGAAATTTTGTAGGCTTAACCCACTCTGTTTGTGCTTCAATCATTTATAATCTCGTTCCTTTATCATTTCTAAATAATGTATGGCTTTATCTATATCTTGTTCTTTTCCTTTCAGTGCATGTCTGCATATGTACTTTATAGCCGATCCTTCTGCAAATGGCAAACGATTCTCATTTATAAATTGACTTGCTTGAATCTTCATATCTTTGTAGTGAGATCCTCCAATTTGTTTTTTGTAAGCACTCATATTTTAAACTCCTTTGATTTATTTTTGCATTTAATTACAAACAAGTTCTGCATTGTTCTTGTTGTTCCCACATACCACACTCTAAATTCTTCATCTTGTTTTGCTTGAGATTTTTTTGCTCCTTTAATTGTATTGGTAGTTTGATTTAGAAATAAAACTACATTAGTTGCTTCTCCACCTTTTGCACCATGTATAGTAGAAATTTTTATTCTTGGATCTTTAGATAAATCTTCTTTGTTAATTAACATTGCTTTCATGTATTCTTTTTGTGATAAAGAACCTGTATTAAATGCTTCATACCATTCTTTAGTAAGATCCTTGTTGCCTGATACTCGTTCCTTGATTCTTTGTTCTTGTACCTCGCCAATAGATTCACCGCGTTTTAATTTATCCCAAGATAAAATATCTTCATACAAACTTTTACCAATACTATTACCTTGCGCTGTACTAAAAAATAATCCTTTACGTTTTAAATAAGGAGCTATAGGTTTTAATAAGGCTTTAGTTCTAGTAAGAATTAACCAATCTCCTTTAGTTAAATCTATATTGTTTAATTTATATCTTTCAAAAATATTTCCTACTTCTTCTTTAGGTAAATAATCTTTTTGTATTCTGTTATAGTAAATTCTATTGATGATTCCTAAAGCTTTTTGTTGTATACTTCTTGGCACTCTTTCAGATTTATTTAAAAGTATTTCTCTTGACTTCCAGTGAATAAAAGAATTTACATCTGCACCTGCCCAACCAAATATAGCCTGATCATCATCACCTGCTACCCATACATCACATCCGGTGTCTTCTTCTAGTTTTTTTATCATAGACCATTGTATCAAAGACAGGTCTTGCGCTTCATCTACAAATATAACTTTAAATTTAGGTAGACTCTCTGGGTCCTGTTGTAAAAATTTTTCTAACATGTCAGTAAAATCAATTAGACCATATGTTTTTTTATAGTTTTTTATTTCTGTATCTATGGCTACTAGTTTACTTCTTTCTATCCAAGTTAAATGTTCGTTAAGATCAAACTGATCTTCTACAGGTATTTGTTTTACCCTGGCTAAATTAATTAAACTTAAATATTCGCTATCAGATGAAAAGATTCCGTTAAAATTATTTGTTTCGTAAGCTGCGTATTTAATTTGTATACCAGCACTCTCTCCTATTGCTTTATAATTGCCTTCTTGCATTACGTTTTCTTCTTTTAATGATAAATTATTAAATGCTAATGAGTGCAAAGTTTGAAAGTACTTTACATCTTTCTTATCTAAATGATGATTTTGAGCCAAGAATCTATCTCGTGCTTCACCAGCTGCCTTACGTGTAAATGCAAAGTAACCTATTTGATCTAAACGTGTGCCATCTTTTACATATTTATGTACAGTATTTAATAATCTTCTTGTCTTACCTGTGCCTGGTGGACCTACAACTTTATATCTAGCCATTAGTAATTACTTTCCTTTCTTACCACTGGTTTATATTCTATTTTATCTACATGTAATTGTACAACCTTACATACCTTAAGAGTTTTACCATCTACATTTAATGAATGATCAAACTCTACATTACATTTGTCTTTTAATTTTTGTGCAATCTTTTCTTCTGGTATTTT